GCTATCGCTGGCGTTCTTCAGGATTTAATTAGTAAAAATATGTATGACCCCAATTTAGAAATTGGGGAATCATGGGCATCAGACTTTGGATATGGTGCTAGTGCAGGCGTTATCTTCCAAGGCATTCTTCAGGCAACTATAGGGCGTCGAAGACCAAAAGGTCTTGGACAGATTGACACAGTTATTGGTGATCCAAAAGATACAGTGGTTGCTGAAGATGCCCCAGAAACAACAAATCCATTTCTGGAAGAATCTCGGCGGTTAAAGCAACCCGCCCTTCCTGCCCCTCCCCCAGTCCCCCTCCAAATTGAAGATCACAGTATTGACAGCGATAGGGTCATGGAACCCGATGCTGACATATCAAGTATTGCCCAGCGAACTGTTGATCAGTTGGCGGGCGATCTTCCTGTTGCTTTCACCAATGGGCAAATTGCTCTTGATACAGATGGAATGCCCGCTTCATACGAAGTTGCTTCTGGGGATAAAGGCCCGTATGTCAAAACACGAGCGGGAATAAAGGTCTCTCCGTACTTTGCTACAGTTGAACAGGCTGAGACATTTAAGGACGAGATGAACGCTGGTGTGTTCGATATCATGCGTATGCATGACCAAGTGGAACAAGACACTCTTGCAAGGGAAGCTCTAAAAGAAGCTAAAATAGAAGAGACCGAAGCAACGCTTGATGCTGCGCGTAAAACGTATCTTCCTGCTGCAATTGAGTTTGACACCCTTCCCTCAGAAGTTGCGGGACAAATTAACATACACAATTCGATGGTGGGCAAAAACACTAAGGTCAGAGGGGACGTTGTTTCTATTTCCGAAATGGCTGATGCGAACATAAGCCAGGATATTATAGATGGTCTCTTACCTGGGGCAATGAACACAGGAACAATTGAAGGGGTGAGGGAGACCGCTTCTCAGAAGAATATCATTATAGACAGTGAAGCCAGTAGTCAGACAGGTACACATGATGATGGATTTGTCAGATTTATTTATCGCTTGACTGGCGGTAAAGATTTAAACCGCATGTCTGGAGCGCAACTGGCGACAATCCAGATGAAACTAGACGAACTCTCCTCCTTCTCGCAGCCCACCAGTCTCCCCACCATTCGACAACCAGATTTTACCTCAAGCCAATACGCCACTGTTATTGCTATGGCGAGGGATATGCCCCGCCGTACTGTTGGTAAAAAGAGCGGAAGGGTTTTGGAAAAGGGAGAGTTCCAAAAGAGTGATATAAATAATGTTCTGGATAAAACGGGTGAGCCGACAGGGCAGATTATAGAACGTGCGTTAAGGCGTGGCGATATAAGACATGCAACGAATGCGCGTGGGAAACAGAGGCGTGGTGTTTATCGTTATAATAGACCAGCCCCTGTTAAAACCCCCCTCCAAAGAGGCGAGTTAATTGAAGCCCAAGAGCGGGCAAGGGCGCAAGAAGAAGGGACTATATCTCCTCTCCGAGGGCGCTTGCTGCGCGGTGGTTCTATCGAGACAACTGGCGAAGGTGCTGTTGCCCCCAAATCAGGTATTCTTGTAAGGCGCTCAGATACAGACTCAAAACTAACTTCTGAGCAAGCGGCGCAGGAGATGAAAAACCGCGCTTCAAGGGCGCGGGCAATTCCACAATTCAAACAACGCATGGAAAACTTGGGCGGGCGTGAGGCTATCAATAAAGCCTTGGGTAGGACGTTAAGGTTATTCCAGAATAAAATTCCTGCATTAAAGAATGTTCCGCTGGCTGTCCGTTACGTCAACACCCTTACGGAAGAGGGCGCAAAGGAAACGAAGGAAGGAATGATTCGCCAGACGACCGACGATAAGCAGGTAATTGTGTTGGCGCTGGATGCCTTGGAAGACAATCAGGACGGGTCTCTCCCTTCAAGGGAACAGGCGCTTAAACAATTAAGCAGTGTAATGAGCCATGAGATCATACACGTTCTCAGGAATACAGGGATTATAACCAAAGCCGACTGGAAGGTTTTGACTAACTTTGTCGAAACGAACAATGCCGTTACCCGTGAGGGGGGGAAACTCGACAAGACATGGTTTGATGAGATTTCTGAAGTATATAAAGGTCAATCCCTAACGCAGGAAGAGCTTGTCGAAGAAGCCGTCGCTGAGGCGTTCCGCGCTTATGCGGATGGCGTAATGAAGGTTGTTGGGAAGCCGCGCAATCTCTTTAACCGCATAGCTGATTTCTTCATTGCCATGCGAAGGGGCTTTAAAAAGATTAATGTTCTTTCTGCGGCTGATGTTTTCGGGAAATACGCACCAGTTCCAGTATCTACTGAATTTGTACCCGCAGGCGTTACCCCCACGCAGGAACAAGTCGTAACCGCCCAAGAAACAAGAGAGAGGCTTGGGCAGCATGAGGTAGATGCCCCCATTACGCAATTCTCTATTAAGCGGGAAAGGGTTCGTCCGAGAGACACAGCCTTCACCGCGTTTAATGAGGGGAACAATAACCTCACATTGAATGGCAGACCCATTCCGCCAAAGGGGAAAGTAAGAAGGCTTTCAGCCGTAGACATTTTGTATAATGACGCACTAGCCCCCCGCTCAGGAATGAGCGTTCCTTTTGCTGCTGAATTTCTTGATATGAAGGGGCTGAGGGTTCATAAGAAACCAATCTTAATTGAAAAAAATCAAAGCCAAGATAATTTAATTTCTGATGTTTTAGCTCTTGAGGCTAAAGCTGCGTTGCAATATGGCGACAATGCTTCTGGTTGGTACAGTGAAAAAATACAAGAGGCGCTGGAGAAGGCTTCTCGGATGTATCCAGAAATAAAAACCAATCCTGATGCAAAGTTTGCCTTCTTTGTCTCGTTGGCTGTTACAAGCCAAAACACAAATGTTATTTTAAATGCAAAATATGCTGATCAGGTATATTCGTATTTTAGAGAAAACGGGAAATTCCCTTCAAATTATGGCAAGGGAAAAAGCTCTAAAGACATGAGAGATAATTTCTCTCTGTTAAACTCTTTGATTGAACGGTTTGACAATCAAGGTGGGATTTCAGAAGTACATCAGCTTTTCAATGAAGAGTTTACAGTAAAGCAACTGACAGAAGAGGGTTTTAATTTTCCAGTCCCCAAGCAAGAGGGAATGGGCGAAACTGTTTTTGGGTCATATCTTTTGGGGGCAAAGATAGGGCAGGGGTTTTACCAAAACCTTAATGGAAATTTTAATCCCATCACCATTGATATGTGGTTGATGAGGACGTTTGGAAGATTGACTGGAAGGCTTGTAGGTAACCCAGGTGCATTTCCAAAACAACAAGAGAGATTGTTCAAAGCGCTAATTGAAAGGGGAGACCGCGAACTTATTGGGAGAATGCGGGAAGCTGTTGAGGCCAAGGACACTGACGCGATTATAGAGTTGGCCGGTGAGTTACGTCTTGAGAATGAAAGAATTTTCAAAACCCCAGAGGTGCAGAAAGAATACAAGAAAAATCCAAAGAAGTGGTCTAAAGAAAAAAAGCCAGAATGGGCCAAGGCGGCTCAAGCCTTATACGATGGACAGATTAAACCAAAAGACAACCCCTTCGGGTCAGGATACCGAAAATCTGTCAGGCGCATAATGAATAAAACCAAGGAGAAACTAAGCAGGGACGGCATTGAAGTAACGAATGCCGACCTTCAAGCTATCCTGTGGTATCCTGAGAAAAAACTATACGAAAAACTGGGCGCTCAGGTAAAAGACCTGAATACCGATTATTCACAAGCATTTGATTTATTGTTGGAAGGAAGAGAGGTTCTAAATGAAGCCGAAGCCAATCTACGCACCCTGGAGCGAGGGACCGCCAGACAAGGTATCGACGCAGACACCAGAGGAACTGGCAGAGATCGCGGTGAGGTTGATGAAAAAGAGACCCCGTCCCAATACTCCATCGCCCGTCCAACCGCGAAAACCCCGATAAATGAATCAGCCCTCATAAATATTATCAAACAAAATCCAGAAGGATTTACCGTGCGCGTGGATGGAAGCGCACCTCTCAAAGCGGGTTTCGTTGTTGCCCCGATTAAAGCGGCAGAAATCCGAATAGAAGAAAACTTCTTGGACGATAAAACGATTCGAGAGTTTGCGAAAACTTTGTTAGCGGTTACTGACTCAACAGAACAAGAGGTTTACGCTGGCGGCTGGTTGCACGAAGGCACATATTATCTTGATGCCGTGCATATATATGATACACTTGATACTGCATTATATGTGGCGGATAGTGGCAAACAAAAGGCCATATGGGATTTAGGAGAGCTAAATGAAGTCACAACAAGTGAAGAAATCGAAAGGCTCAAACAATCTGGAGCTTACAGCGATAAGGCCAGGAATGACGTTAGAAGAAGTGGAGAGGAATCTTCGCAACGCTTTAACGAAATCAGGCATTCAGGTCGGTGGGCGACGATCCGCGAAGAAGCCGTCGCAACAGGCAGAGTCGCGGGACTTGATAGAGAAGCTGATGACAGAGGACGGCCTTACGGAAGAACAGGCCGTGAGGATGATCTCAGACGGATTTATGTAGGCGCAGACGAGCTTACTGGAGACGGCAAGAAAACCACTGCCTTTTTTGCTAAAGTTACCCAAGGAATTAAAGGCCGTCCCACCACTGGACAGGCATACAAGCCTGTCATCACCCTATCGGACGAGTTGGGGTTTGATGCCGAGTATAAGTCTCGTCTCGGTAATTTCGATTTACACATAGCAACCAGTATCCCTGGTTTCAGAGAAGCACAAGCTGCCATTGGTGAGGCGCTGGTAAAAAGCTACGGCGATGGTGCCGATATGCTTGATATCGGAGCCTCAGAAGGCGCACTGAACAAGACTATTTCCTCTCGTTCCGATGGAAACATCCGCACACTGGGTGTTGACCCCAACACAGCAATGGCAGAAACCTTCCGTTCTGGTAATCCTGTTGAAGGTGCGGGATATGAAATCGCTGCCTTTGGCGCGGCAGAGCAAGAAGGCCAAATTGCGTGGCAGGAAAAAGATGGAACAACAATCAGGTATTACCGACCTGATAGAAAGTTTGATGCTGTCCACGAGGCAATGGTGTTTCAGTTCATTTCAAAGGATCGTGAGCCGCAAATCAGGCGCATGAAAGAAATGGCGAAGCCCGATGGGTTGGTTATTATTGAAGAGAAAGTCTTTGATGACGCAAAAGAGACACGCAACCAGTGGAATAAAAATGAATCCAAGAAAGATAAATTCAAGGAGCAATACTTTGTAAAGGCCGATATAACCAAGAAGCGTGAAGAAACATTGGTAGGAATGCACGAAAATATGATTTCTACCGCTGAGACTGAAAACATTCTTGCTAGTAATTTTAGGGCGGTGGCGCAGTTTTGGGACAGTGGAAACTTCAAGGGATATGTTGCGTCCGATAGCGCCGATGCTCTTAATAGATTTCTTTCAAACCTCCAACCACTCGAAAGCAATTTTGCTACTGTTAAGACCCCTCGCCGCGTAACGCGAACAACCGCTCAGTATTCAATTGCCCGAAAAGCCGCTACCGTCAAACGCGCCCCCGATTTCTCAGAAACTGGAGAATATATAGTTACGCTTGGGGATGGCTCGACTGTACGGATTTTCCGAGATACTGAACAATTTGGTTATGCTGTATGGCATAGGGCTGATGGCTTAGACAGTTTAACGGGTATCGGATTCACCAAAGCAGAAGCGGTTGCCACTTTGGAACAGCAATATTTGGATCAACAGGCACCCCAGTATTCATTTAAGAGGCGCGAGGTAGAGTCTAAGGACGTTCAGAAAAGACACCTTTCCGAAACGGAATCATGGTTCTCTAGGTTGGCAAAAGAGCTTGGCTATTCCCGTATACCAGCGGATGCATTTAAAATTGAGCATCTTGTAACGCCCCAACTTAAAAATGACGCCTCTTTAATATGGAATGGCAGGGCGTGGCCTGTGATTATACACAGAGGTGTTAATAAGAAGATTGAAGGTCGAGACAAGGGCTTTGGGCTAATTCACGCTAACCGTCACCGCGCCGAAATAGTTGAAAATACACCGGCAAATAGTGTCTCTGATTTTGTTGAGATTGTTATGGGTGCGTATTGGCCTCATAGAGATGGGCAGGCGCGGGGCCAGCAAGTTGATGATCAAGCCAAAAATTTCCAGCTTCTCAGGCAGGAAAATGGACTCATCAAGCTAAGGTGGGACAATCCAGAATGGAAATATCCCTCCACGCTTATATTCCGTGAAGTGCCATTTAATATGTTCTCCAACGTGGTATCGGCAAGACCAGAGCTTAAAGGCAGGGGTTATATGGCTCTTGTCACGGCCTTCCCGAACAATGCGAACAAAAAAGACGTTACCCGTCCTATGGACAGCCCAATAATTAATCCAAACGCAAGCGTTGCGGCAACGCAGGCTGCGAATGAATCAATTGCTGGAGAAAATCCAAATTCAAAACGAGAGACATTAAAACTCAGAAAGCAATACAGTCTAAAGCGTAGGTACGCGCAACTGCCACCTGAAGAGAAAGCCCTTCATAAAAAAATTATAGGTGGGTCACCCCCCGACCAAACCCTTGGAGAAAAAGTTCTGGGGATAGGAGGGCTTGATAAATACAACCCCAATAATCCGTGGGGGCGGGGTACATATTTCCGCCACCATCTTGTTGATAAATGGGCAAGTGTTTTCAAGACCGAGAAACTTGTGCAGAAAAAACGCAGGGAAGAGGGGCTGGATCACGACATTGCAACTGACTCGGCAGCTTCTGCGGCGTTTGCTCTCTTGGATAGAGCATCTGGAATAATATCTGGCATATTAACAGTTGGCCCACCAATATATGATCGTGGTCGCGTCTACGCTATCAATTCAGATAGCTTAAAGGTTTCTGCGGCAGCAGGGAAACATCAGGATGCAGTTAGGGCTGAATACCAGAGGGCTATGGATCGCCTCATAGAGGAAAGCGCTTATCAGGAAATTGTGGTTGACCCTGTTACAGGGGAACAAACAACCAAACAAATACGCTGGGAAAGTGCGGATGAGGTGGAAGGGCTTCTTGATATTCTGAATCCTCTGGAAAGTAAGGGGTTGTTAGAATCGTTTCTTCTCTACTCCATCGGCAAACGCGCCCAGAGGTTTAACGCTGAGGGGCGTGAAAAAACCCTGACAGATGCAGATATTGAGGCAGCATTAGCAATCGGGGAAAAAGACCCTGCCATCAAACAAGCGCACAGGAAATACCAGCTTTGGAATAATTCTGTTGTAAATATGATGGTGGACGCAGGGGTCATTTCCCAAGACATGGCGACACTCTGGAAACAAAATGCAGACTATCTCCCCTTTTATAGGGAGCTTTATGAGGATGCGGGCGTTGCCTATCAACTGGTATCGGGCGAAGGAACCCCCACTAAAGATGTGCTTTACAAGACGCTGGATGACAACAGAAACAATAAAATGTTCCAGAGCTTTTGGCAGACAAAACAACCCCGCGAACTCAAGGGGGGTAAGCCAGTCTATTGGGTCATGGTCAATGATGTTGCCGACAGCGGAAGGTACACTTCGCGTGACAGCAAACAATTACAGGATAGATTGCAAGCGCTAAAAGAACTGAACCCCCGTGCCAATGTAAGAATTGCGGTTGATAATCAGAGGATTGCCGATCCTCTTAACAACATCTTACAAAATGCCAGCGCTGCTGTAACAGCCTCCATGCAAAACATTGCTGTAAGCCGTGCAATCAGGGATATGCTTTATCTCAACCTTGCCGCCTCCATCCCAGAGGATAACAGGGAACCTCATCCCAACAGGCTCGGTGTCCGAATTAAGGGTGAAACAAAATGGTTTGAGGTTCAAGACAGCATGTTGGTGAATGCCCTTCAGGCAACAGGCGATGTTAATATGCCGTTTCTTGAGCTTCAGGCTGCACCAGCCCGTTTCTTGCGCGAGATGGTGACCAAAGACCCGTCCTTCATGGCAGCAAATATGTTGAGGGACACGCTCACGTCGTGGGTTACATCAGGTATAAAGGTACGTCCTGTCATTGGCACTCTAAAGGGATACGGCGAGGCTTTGACGGGATCATCTTCTGCAAAAGCCCTCATTGCGGGCGGAGTTGTCGGCGGGTACGAATTTAAGGGTGACTCCAAAAATATTATGCAAGCCTTCCGCAAGCACCAGAAGCTGAAAAGCCCAGTGCGCCACCCGTTTATTTCCATGTGGAACACGCTGGACAATATTAGTGGTGCGTCTGACTCCTCCACAAGAATAGCTGTTTATAACAGGGTACTCAAGGAAACGGGGGATGAGACAAGGGCCATTGTTGAGGCGCTGGAGATAATTAACTTTTCGCGCAAGGGCGCACATTCAAGTATGCGCTATCTGACCGCCGTTGTGCCGTTCTTAAATGCTCGCATCCAAGGGCTTGATGTCCTGTACCGTGGTGCAAAGGGCGATATTGGTTCTGTTGACCAAGCAAAACGAAGAAAGAGGTTTTACTTCAGGGCGCTGACGATCGTTTCCCTGACCGCTGCTTACCACATGGCGCAGAACAGAGGAGACGAAGAAGATAATCCCTGGTATCACAATGCTCCTGAGCATGTGAAAGACAATTATTGGATTATTCCACCCACATGGTTTGGCGGTACACGGGATAGTTCAGCCTTCCGTATGCCGATTCCGTTTGAAGTTGGGGTTCTCTTCAAGGTTATCCCTGAAAGAATTATGCAACTTATTGAAGGCTCAACAGACGGGCGTGAGATTGGAAGAGCATCGTGGAGACATCTTACCACCACATTTAATGTGTCTTTCCCACAGTGGTTCCAGCCCGCCTTTGAAGCAATGATGAATAAAAACTGGTATACAGGTCGTGAAATTGTCACCTACTGGCAAGGACGAAATGAGAGTTGGATGGCAAATCCTGATTATGCATCCCCCGCTGCGATTGCCTTATCCGAAGCACTTGATGAAAATTTAGAGTTGCGGGTTGATGCGGAAAAAATTGACCATGTTGTGCGGGGATACATCGGAACTCTTGGAAGCTATGCGCTTATGCTGGGAGATTCTGTGAGCCGAAAGGCAATAGGTCTGCCTGAACGCGCAGCGAGGTCCATATATGAAGAGCCTGTTATTGGCAGGTTTTTGCAGGAGTCAGAAGGGAAAGGACCGCTTCACACTTTCTACGACTTAAAGACTGAACTGGACATTTTTGTTGAAACACTGAACTCCCTCATAGAGGGCGGGGATTTAAATAGAGCAGACAAGTATCAACTGTCACGCCTGAACCTGGCGATGCATCAACCAGTAATAGAAGCGTTACGCGAAGAGATAGTTGCCTTGAGAGTTTTCCGTAAACAACTGGTCAATGACAGGTCTCTTACCCCAGAAGAAAGACGGGATAGCGTTAGGGGAGTTGACACACAAATCAACGAACTTCTCCATTCTCATAACATCAAAAAACTGAGAACAGAAGCATTGACCAGACAATGAATATTTCTCAGCTAAAAAAACAGCTTATCGATCACGAATCAATGAAACTTGAACTCTATAAATGCACGGCGGGTTTTTGGACGATTGGCGTGGGGAGAAATTTATCGAGCAGGGGCATCTCTGTAGAGACCGCTGTTGATATGTTGGACGAAGACATAGAGATATGTATCTCAGAATTGGATAAGGTCTTTCCTTGGTGGCGTAGGGGGAATGATGCAAGGCAACATGCACTTATAGATTTACACTTTAATCTTGGCATTAACACGTTGTTATCATTCAAGAAAACGATGAATTTGTGGGAAGAAGCCGTTCATGGTAAGGTAAATTGGTCGCAGGTAGCAGACGAACTTTTAAACTCTAATTACGCAAAACAACTGCCTAATCGCAGTAAAACAATTGCGACTATGATTGAAACAGGGGAGCTTCAGTAGAGGCCAAGGAAATAGAATGGATATTGCCAAGTGGATGATGAACCGAGCGTCGGAGCCATCAACGTGGGCAGCAGGAGCGGCTGTCTTTATTGGTGTTTCGGTGATTGTAGATAATTTTTGGGTTGCCGTTGCTGGCATAGCTGTTGCTGGCATAGCTGTAATCTTGCGCGAAAGGGGCGTGATCTAAATGCTTCCTGCCCTCATCCCCATCGCCATAACCTTGGCCTCCGAGTTTCTTCCTGATCTTGTCGGGAGCTTGGTCGGAAAGGACGCTGAAAAGGTTGCAGAAAAGGTGGTGAATGTGGCCTCCTCTATTACGGGGACAAACATATCCTCCGAAGCGGAGGGGATTGAGGCCATCAAGAAGTTCCGTGCAAATCCAGATTTGCAGATCGAATTACAGATGCAACTCAGCCATGAGCGGCTTGAGTCTGCGAGAACACACGCTCAAGATAGGATGTCAGCAAGGACTATGGCTGGGAGGTCACCCCTCCACGCATGGGCGGTGTGTGCAATGTCAATTCTCATTGTGATTGGGTTTAGCATAATGCTGTGGCTCATCCTGGCCGATCCAATCCCTGACGGAAATTCTGAAATCATCTACATATTGTTAGGTACGCTCGCGGCCGCATTTACGCAAACATGCAATTTCTGGCTGGGTAGTAGCAGGTCCAGTCAAGAGAAAACCGACCAAATTACTAAGTTAAAGAAGTAATATTGATTGGCCAATGCTTATTATTGAAAGAAGCCGAGTGCAATCAGGCCGCTATAGATAATCGTTCCGTTACAGTTTTTAAATAATCTGGCGAAAATTTCGCGTACACCTTTTCTGTTATTCTACTGTCCTTATGCCCCAGTAATCTTGAGACATCTATAAGTGGTGCGCCGTCCATCACAAGATGAGACGCAACAGTATGCCTCAGAACATGAGGCGTAACACCAATCAGGTCAGCTTCCTCGACCATCTTATCCCACGACTTCCTGAAATCACGAATACGTCTGCCGTTTTTGTTAATGACATACGGGCAATCACTTTTGTATTGTTCTAAGAACTGACGCAACTCTACGCCAAGGGGGACAATGCCTCTGTTTTTTCTTCTGGCGTGGTCTGGTGACGAAGGGTCATTGAAATCAACAAACCCCTGATCCCAGAAAATCTGGTCTTGCCTCAGACCCAGAATTGCTTCTTTACGTTGACCTGTTAAAAGAGCCACCCCGACAAATGCATACAGGTGTGGGTATTCTTTTGAGACTTGAATAAGGCGTTTACACTCGTCTTTAGTTAGGAACCGCTGCCTTGCTTCTGGTATCGGCAGTCGGGCAATAACAATTTGCTGGGAAATATATGATTGTTTGTTTGCCCACCGCAGAGCAGCAGATAGAACGCCTAATTCAAAATTTATTGTTCCAGGTGCGACCTGGCTTGCCCGAAATTTTGTGTATTTTGAGATATGCTGTCCTGTAAGGTTGCCAACCCTAACCTTGCCAAGAAGGGGCTGCATATTCTTCCAAGCGGATTTTGACCTCGATACTGAAATAGTACCATTTCGGTGCTGATTGAAATATTGTTGGACAACTTCTTCGATAGTCGCTAATCTTGTTTTGTTCATCTCGGCTCCTTTAGGACTGATAAGAGATGGGCGTCACCTCAGAGGGGGAGTCTTGTCAACTCCCCCTCAATTCTTT